TTCTCTAGGTGCTTCTTTATTATATCTTTTGATATTGTCTACCATTTAGCTACTCTATCTTTAATGTAGTCTTTAAACCTTTTGTATCTAGACTTGTTAGCTATAGATAACTTGTCTTGTAGATATTCGACTTGACTCTCTAAATGATTGACTCTCTCTTGAGATTTAGTTAGAGCGTCCCATATTTTCTTACTTTCAGCCATAGTCTATACTCCTTTTCTATATTATTTTTTAATAGGTTATTAATTTTCCGTCTATCATCTCATTGACTATGTAGGCTTTCGTTATTCTATCTATAGTCCTCTTACAGGCTATGCTTCTTAATAGATAAATTCTTTCACTCTGCTCGTACCAGTCTCTACTACGAAACACCTCTACGCCATCTACGTATATAACATACATATATATGTACTCCTTTCTAGGTTGATTGGTTGTCTACCAAGTTCTATCTTCTCTAAGTATTGGTCTAGTAAGCTTATTGTCTATCGGCTTTTTCTTTCTATAAGTTTTGATTGGCTGCTTATGTATCTTTAGCGTATGTTTCACCATATACTCTGTAGCTGTCATATCTCCTTCACCATTGGTAAATAGACCACCAAGCCTTACTATCAAATCTCCCAGTCTATGTTGGTCTACTCTGTATATAGAGTTGTTCTTTCTATTCAATATCTCTATATAATCTGAACTCTTTTTGCATAAATCTCTTAGCCAGAGAATATGCTCTATCAATTTTTTATGGCTAGTAAATTCGCCAATCTCTAAGTCCTCACTATATAGCAACCACTTCTTTTTTAGAGTGTAGTCAATCTCTAATTTTAATTCTTTCATAGATAAAAAATCTCCATAGATAAAAATAGTTTATAGATAAAATTCTTTTTATAACGCAAGAAGCCCCACTCTAAAAAGTGAGGCTCCTAGCTTCGATCGGGGTTAGAGTCTTATTTTTTCTTTATTTCTTTACCTTTCTTATTTAAAAATATACTCTTTGTTGAAATATTAAGAGAATAGCCAGTAATATTTCTCTTTACTATGTGAGGAACTTCCTCCAGTAGGGATATTTTTTCTACTTCGCTTTTCGTTAAAGTATTTGCATCTTCCACGGAGTAACTGGTGTCTGTTGATATTTCATCTAGCTTATTTAATACAGATTGCAAAGCCTCTTTTATAGTAGCGTCTGTAATAAAGTCTATATGCCCTGTTCTAGGTGCTTTTTCCCTAACTTCTATTTCACCCTTTTTAACTTGCTCTTTAAAACTAGCTAATTCTGTTAGCATTCCAGCCTTACGTAGTAGGGTTTTAGTGTTAGCGACTTGCGATTTACTCATGATTTTTTTCATTTTCTTATATTCCTTATTTTATTGGTTGATTAACTTTATAAAATTAAGGAACTCAGAGCAATAAAACAAATTGTTTATTCCTGGTGATTGGGTAGCAATTCCAAGGCTCGTCCCGATCGGCTGCCAGGTCAGGATTATGTATAATAGATATTCGTTCAGATTATGTATAATAGATAAAAATCAAATAATTTTGTATGTAGCTCTATTCAATTTACAACAGAAAAATTAGAAATGCAAGTGTTATTTTTTCAACCAAAAATCCGAAATCCAAACAAATCGGAGGTGGGGGGTGTCGGGGGAGAAAAGACTCACACACAAAATGCTGTAATTTTTACAACTGTGGAGTGTATATCTAAAACATAGGGTACAGATCAAATACTAGAATAGTTCTATTTGTCCCAAATTTGCTGTTATACGGAGGTTTTTTAATTTATGCGAGGGAATATATAGATATGCTATTCTTGAAACGTTTTTAGCGATTCTACGTATTCATATTTATTGTGGTTATAACACCAGTTATTTGCATTATCTACCAGATACTCATAAAAATGTTTAGTACCTGAAGAATCTACCATCGTCATAGTGTCTGAATATCTTTTTATTTCTAGCTTATGTAGCCTGTCGCATTCAAAACAAAAGAAATGGTCTGTATCTTTCAGTTTGTAGATGTCGGTGTTAAATATATGCTTCTTGCCTTTGAGGTCAGTATAGTTATAATAGGAGGTTTTAGGGATATTACTGCAACCAATGAACAGTAACAACACAGAGAGTACTTTTTTCATTTTGAGATTTTTTGAACCTTTCTTTCTTTTTTATTTTGTAGGGCGGTGATACGCTATAGATCCAATTTCTAAAATATATTGGTAAAATTTTTTTATAACGCATTTCTTTTCTTTTTCTAAGTTATGTTAATAACTTATTTTTCTTTATATAGTATATATAATATATATTATATATATATCTTCTTAGTATAGCTATATACAATATAAGGACTTTTAGCGTGTTTGTCAAGAAAAAAAATAAAACTTGACAAAATATTCTTTTTACCTTATATTGAGTGTATGCAAAAATATAAAAAACAAGATGCACGTACCTATTGTGCCAACTGGGATAACGGTAAATGTTTAGGATGTGATATGTATTCTGTGGAAAAAAAATTAATAATGCGTATTGATTCTAAGAAGCAAGGAAAGGAATGCACAGTAGATACCGAGTGTAATTATTTTAGTAGAGTTGTAGTGCCAGCATTATCAATGTAAATAAAGTAAAGGAATCGTATGAGAGAGATTACCAAGAAGATAGAGGATATGTATCCTCAGATGATGGAAAGGTTCGGAGAGATCACAACTGAACAATATGAATTATTTTGTAAGAAACAATATGACTATGGAAGTGGAAATATTACTTTAGGTGGAGACCTTGAAAACGAAAGCGATAGAATGTTATCTCTTATTGCTTTAGTTATTCGAATGAATGATAAGGTCAATAGATTAAAAAACATTATTATAAAGAACCGTGGAAAGAATGCAGTCACCGATGAAACATATATGGATGCGTTTAGAGACTTATCCGTATATGGAGTTATTGCTCAACTAGTATCTGAAAAAGTTTGGGGTAAATAATGAATTGGTCAGATGAAGAAGTAAACATTCTTAAACGATATAAAGAAACAGATAGTAAAGCATCTGATATCTATAAACAATTAATCCTTAGTGGATATGATCGAACACTAAAAGCAGTTAGAAGAAAGATTGAAAAGATGAATCTAGGTAAATCTACTAACAGTAAGGATGGGTTTAATCTTCCAAAGATATTAATGCTGGATATAGAGACCACACCAATAGCAGTTTGGGTTTGGAGCGTAGGGAAACAATATGTTCAGCCAAACTTTATTATGAAAGACAGTAATGATAAGCCTATGGATTGGCACGTATTAAGCTGGTCTGCTAAATGGTTGTACGATGATGAGATATTAAGTGATGTGTTAACGTCTAAGGAAGCAATAGATAGAAACGATAAGAGAATAATACAATCTGTCTGGAAATTACTAGATGAGGCGGATATAGTAGTTGCTCACAATGGAGACAAGTTTGATCTTAGAAAGCTGAAAGCAAGATTCTTAAGCAATGGTATGTTTCCACCTATGCCGTATAAGACGATAGACACCCTCAAAATAGCGAGAAAAGAGTTTGCCTTAACCTCGAACAAGCAAGACTATATAACGAAGCTTCTAGGGCTAGAAGAAAAGCTAGAAACAGATTTTCAATTATGGCTTGATTGTATGAAGGGAGACAATGAAGCATTACTAAGAATGGAAGAGTATAATAAGCATGATATAATGGGACTAGAGCAAATGTATTTAAAGCTAAGACCTTATATTAGAAATCATCCGAACATAGCTGTTATGATGGATGAGAATGTATGTTCTACTTGTGGAAGTAGTTCAATAAGAAAACATACTAAAAAATATTATACTGGAGCTAGTGCTTATGATATATACTTTTGTAACTCCTGCCTGTCTCCACACATTAGAGGAAAGTCAAATATATCAGAGAAAAAAATTACATACAGATCTACTTCTTGACAAAGTGGTTAAAATAACTTATATTGTATATTGATGATTACTAGAAAAATAAATAAGATTAATCATCCTATATATGAAGATATGGGAGAGTTTGAAAAATATAATCCTGGTATTGATGTTGTTAAAAACTGGAGGGATGGAACTAAAGGCGATTGGATAGTTTCGGATGATGGTCAAGTTTGTCAAGTCTTAAAACGTGGTGAACTTAAAGCTTCAAAAACATCTAACAATCTTAAATATTATATTAGGATTCCATTAGGAACATTTGTTTGTAATGATAAAACAAGAATAGAGGGAGAACCTAGAAAGAACCTTTATTCTTTTGGCTTGGCTAATAAAACAGTCTGGAACCACAAGATTGAAAAAAAGGAAACTACGCACAGAGAGTTTCTTTTTGCTCAGTTTGTTGCTAAGGGCGACAATATAGTGGATTCTTTTGTTAAGGCATACCCAACCAATAACAAAAAGTATGCTAAAGGTCAAGCCAAAATACTTATGAAAGCAAAAAGGATACAAAAATTGATTAGAGAAGAAATAGATAAAGTACTTACAGAGGCTGATATTACTCCTTTGTATTTATTAGAAGGAATGAGAGCGATTGTTGATAACAGTCAGTCTCAAGATAAAGACAAAATACAAGCTATTAAAACATTAATGCAGATTAGTGGAATGATGGACACAGAAAAAAGAAGTGAGTCTGTTGCTGTATTCCAAGGATTTACAAAGGAACAATTAAATGCCATCGGATCTGGAGAGGTCAAGCAAATTGCAGAAGCTAACAGAGAAGTTGAAGTCTAGTCATTGCGTACTATGTGGGAGTAAGCTATTCCCAACTGCCTACATAATACAGAATTTAGATACTGACTTAGTATACGTTGAATGTATGAGCTGTATGACTATATATGATAATAATTTAGAAATAGATTCTGTTGGCTTGCCAGCAGTTCACGGAGTAAGTTAATGAGTAAAGAGAGAAATATAAAACTAGCTGTCTATGGTACACTTAGAAATGGATCAGAAAATACTGGTATGGTTGAAAGGTCATCTCTTGTATATCCTGGACATAAAAATTTTCCAGCTGTTATTCAAAATGATAAAGGAGCTGGAACCGTTGTTGAAGTCCATAATGTTTCAGAAGAAGACTTGTCAAGATATGATATGTATGAAGGAGTAGACTCTGGGCTGTATAGAAGAGTAATGGTGCAAATTCAAATGGATAGTGGAGAAGAAGAAGAGGCGTGGATGTATGTAGCTGGAGACGAGATGATGCAAAGAAGTAACTCTTTTAGAGTTATAGAAAGTGGAGATTGGTACAATAGAAAACTTTAATATAAATTCAAGCGGTCTTTCTGAAAAAGAAAGAGTATTAAATTTAGTATCAAAAGATTTAATTGCTTTTGGTCAACTATTCCTTCCAGAAGATTTTATGAAAAGCAGTCCTGCTCCATTTCACTATGAAGTCGGAAACAAACTTCTTGATAAGTCGCTTAGAAAACTTTGTATAGTTTTGCCTAGAGGTCACTCTAAGTCTACTATGGCTAAGGCAGCTTTGCTTCATAGAATATATTTTAACCCACAAGGTAAAAAAGAATTTGCTGCTTGGGTATCTGAAGAACAAGGACAGGCTGTTGATCATTTAAAATATATTAAGAATCATATTGAGTATAACAATGCATTGCATTATTATTTTGGAGATATGGTAGGAGGCAAATGGACAGAGAAAGAAATAACTACTAGTAGAGGAGATAGAATAATAGCAAAAGGTACTAGTCAAAGATTGCGTGGTAGGTCTGAACTAGGGACTAGGTATACAAATATTGTACTTGATGACTTTGAGTCTGAGTTAAATACAAAGACTCCAGATAGGAGAAGAGAAATAAAAGAATGGTTGATGTCAACTGTTTATCCGTCTTTAGAAGAATCTAAGGGCAACGAGGGATCCATTTGGTTAATTGGCACTATCGTACATTACGATTCAGCATTACAGGCTATATACGATGGATATCTTGATGCCCAAGAAAAAAACGAACCTTATACTTGGGATGTTATATTTCATAGAGTTCTTGAAAACGGTAATCCTCTTTGGGAGTCTTATTTTAGTAAAAGTAAGATAAATCAAATAAGAAAAGACTATGAGAACGTAGGTCAGTTACACAAGTTTGCACAAGAGTATATGAATGATGCAAGAGACTTGGCTACAGCTAAGTTTAAAATTGATAAGTTGCAGCATCACGATTATGAATTTGTTTCAAATAAAAGTCAATGCTATCTTAAATCAAAAGATACTGTTATCCCAGTAAATGTTTATTTGGGTGTTGACCTTGCTTACGAAGCTAATGCTAATAATGACTATCAAGTAATAATGGTTACTGCAATAGATAGTGAAAAGAATTATTATATTCTTGATTACTATCACGAACACTTGCCTTTATATGAAATGCCACAAAAAATATTTGAGATAGCTAAACAATATAGTCCAGTTAGAAGAGTTAATGTAGAGCACGTTGGAGCTCAAGGTATTATAAAAGACTCTGTTAATAATATGAGTGGGTTTGATAGAAAGATGGCTCCAGGTATTGCTAGAGGAGTAAGACCTCCACAAGGAATTAAAAAAGAAGATAGAATAGAATCTGGTATTTGCCCTATTGTAAATCGTGGAAAGTTGTTTCATAGAAAAGTTCATCAAGAGCTTGTTGATGAAATGTTTCATTTTCCAAAAGGAAAGAATGATGACCTTCTTGATGGTCTTTGGTACTCTATTGTAAATGCAAGAGCACCTCTTAGCAAGAGTTTTTCTTCTGAAAACTTTCAAGCAGATAGTGATGATTTGCCCAAGAAAAGAAAAAAGTCTATAGTAAGAAGTTGGATTACTGGACAAAGATCATAAAAAAAGCTTGACAAAGTATATAAAAAACATTATATTATATATAATACATATTGAGGAGTCCGACTATTAACTACGTAGAAACCTTTGCTGAGCACGAAGAAGCACAGCAAAATAGAGACTTATTTAGAAGGTATAAAGACGCTAGAGCCAACTGGGATACAGAAGCTAGAGACGCAATAGATTTTGTATTAGGCAATCATTATTCATCAGAAGAATCTGAAGTACTTCAGTCTGTTGGTCAAGGTGATTTTATTATAGATAGAGTTTATGCTGCTGTAGATAAATTAAAATCATTACTTACATCTCGCAATCCAAAGTTTAGTGCAGTTGCAAGAGAAGATTCTGATTATAAATTATCAAATGTTTGGCGAACAATACTAGAGTACATTTGGGATATATCAGATTGCAACACTCATTTCAAGCAAGTTGTCCACGACTATTCAGTATCTGGGATTGGATATTTTTATGTTTATGTTGACCCAGAATCAGATTTTGGAAGAGGGGATGTTAAGGTTACTGGGGTTAGCCCTTTCCGTGTTTATGTTGATCCAGCGTCAAGGGATAGATATTATGCTGATGCGTCTTCTATTCTTCTTTCTACAATACTAACGAAAGAACAATTACTAGGACTTTATCCAAAGCTAGAAGAAATAATTGATAGTATAAATGGATCAACAGATGAAGAAGACTACCCAGCCTCAAAGAAAAAAAATTCTTCCTCTTCTTTTACGCCAGATGTGGTTAAAGATTATGATAGGGGTGGTTATGAGAAATACAAAATCCTCGAAAGATTTGAAAAAATAAAAGTTCCTTACTATAGATTATTTAATAAGGAAACACAAGAAGAGAAAATAGTAGACCTAGATTCTTTTCAAAAAATTCTATCTGAAAACTCTCATTTGATAGAATCGGGACTGGTTGAAGCCGTAGAAGTCTTACAAACACGGATAAAACATGTAGCTACAGTAGGACAAATATTACTCTACGAGCAAGTGCTTAATACTGATATATACCCCATTATACCAGTCCCAAATATTTGGACTAACACTCCTTATCCTAAATCCGATGTAAATAAGGTTAAGGATTCACAAAGACTAATTAATAAATTATTCTCATTAACTTTAAGTCACGCTCAAGCTTCTGCTGGTTTAAAGTTATTAGTTCCAGAAGGTAGTGTTGATGATATTGGTCAACTAGAAAGAGATTGGGCAAACCCTAATGCTGTTATAGAGTTTAATCCAGAATTTGGAGAACCTCATTATCCAGCGCCACAAGCTTTGTCTTCTGAATTTTATGCATTAATTAGCAGGGTAGAGAATTATATAGATTTAAATTTTGGTATTCCAGAACTATTGCAAGGTTTTAGAAGCGGAGCTGCTGATACAGCTAGAGGAACTTATCTATTGCAAGAAATGGGAGAATCAAGAGGTAGGTCAAAATTAAGGGATATAGAGGGAAGCTTAGATGTGCTTGGCAGATGTGTATATAATTTTGCTAAAGGGCATTATGGCTTTAAAAAGACTTTTAGAATCGTGCAACCTAATAACGATATAACAGAGTTTACTGTAAACAATAGACTTTATGACGATAAGACTAAAGAGTTACAAACTATAGACAATGATATATCTTTAGGTCAGCATGATATTCGGATAGTATCGGGCTCAACGCTACCATCAAACAAGATGGCTGAGTACAATATGTATTTAGATGCGTATAAGTTGGGCTTGGTAGACGATGTCGAGGTTTTAAAGAAAACTGAAATCTACGACAAAGAAGGTGTTCTGCAACGAAAAGGTGCTATGAATCAGATGCAGTCTTACATAAAACAGCTTGAAGGCGAGGTTAAGAAATTGCGTGGTGATCTGCAAACTTCTGAGCGTGAAATGATTAACGCAAGAAAACAGACTATCACACAAAAATTTAAGAGCGGTTTAGATACCGTCTTAAATGAAATGAAAGATAAAGAAAGAAAAAATCTCAATAGGCTAGAGAATGTAATAGACAAAGCTGATTTGCAGGCTAGATTCGGAGAAAAGCAAGAACAAGGCATACAGGGTGCCGAACAAGGCGTTGAAGGTTAACATATAGAGTCAAGCTTTGCCAACAGGATATCGAAAGGTGTCTTAAAATTGAGTAAAGAGATTCGGAAAGGAAAATAATGGAAGACCAAACAACAGAACAAGTAGGTAATACTTACGAGGAAAGACTAGAGCAAGACAGAAAAGGTATAGATATATCTATGCCAGATGTTGAAGTAGTTTCAAAAGAACCACAACAACAGGAAGCAGTTGAAGACGATCAACAAGACTATAGAGTCCCAAGTGAAATAACTGCAGAAGGAAATGAAGAAGAAGTTAATTATGCTACAGATTGGGAACAAGAAACTAGAAAATTCCAATCTATGTATGATAAACAAAAAGCTGAATTTGATGCTTTAAGTTCTCAAATACAACCTTTGCAACAGCTGCAATCTGTTTTAGAATCTAGACCAGATGTTGTCGAATCATTACAGCGACAACTCGAAGGAAAGCCTGCTCAAAGCAATGAGTCAAAGTCTAAAGAAAATACTATAGATGAAAACTCATTTGACCCATGGGAAGCCTATTACAAAACCGACTCTCCGTCGTACAAGTTACGAGTAGAGAAGGAAAAGGCTTTGGTTAATGAAGCTGTCTCTGAACAGATGGCTGGTATCCAAAGTCAAGTTGCTATGCAAAATCTTAAGACAGAGCTAAAAGGCAAATATGGAATGCAAGATGACGGTGAAGTTGATCAGTTTATTAATTTTGCTATGACACCAAGAGACCAACTACCAGTTGAGTTTTTAATTGATGTTTATAGACAATATTATAATAAAGGAATAAACGCTCCATCATCTGAAAATATGCAAGCTGTAGCTAATGCTCAAGCTATGCCAAGGTCTGCTGGAGTTTTACAAGGTGGAGAACCTAAAGTAAAAAGCGAAGTAGATGTTTCTTGGGATAGAATCTTAAAAGCTGGCAACGCTGGAAGATTACTTTAATAATAAATATGGAGGCTATTAAAAATGGCTACAAAAGGGATTAAACTCTCTAGCGATATTACTGCCGCTGCCACAGGTGCAGGAACAGGCGGAGGACAAGCTCCAGATAGAAGACGGTTATACGATTTTAGTGATCGAGTTGCTGAATTGGCTCCAGAAGAATCACCATTCTTCGTATACCTTTCTCAAGTTGCTAAATCACCTACCGATGACTCAGTTTTTCGCTATCTAGAGAATAGATCAAAAATAAACATGACAACAAGGAACTTTCTAATGGCAGCTGCTGTTGGAACTATTGCCGCTGACACTAGCTACACTTTTGTTGTAGACGCTGATACTGCTACTGGCGGTGTTGCATCTGGCGGAGCTGCAGTTGATTTCCTAATTAAAGGAATGGTTTTTGTTGTTAACACAACTACTGGTGCTGAAACTAGCGGTTATGCTCAAGCAATGGTAAGAATTGAAACTGCTCCTATTTCTGGTTCTGTTAGTACTAGTTTTACTGGTAAAGTTATAAGCTTATCAAATTCTAATGTATCTGGATATAATAGCGTTGCCGATAATGACGTATGTCAAGTTATTGGTACTGCTTTTGCTGAAGGTACTGCATCACCAGATACTTTTTCAACTGAAATTGAAGATGACTTTGGATACACTCAGATCTTTAAGACTGCTTGCGAACTATCAAACACAGCTATTGCAACACGTTATCGTGGATATGCAAATGAGTTTGAAAGAATTTGGGCAACCAAATTACGTGAGCATAAAGTAGATATTGAGCGTGCAATGTTATTTGGACAAAAAGCTCGTACTGGCGGAGTTCAATACACCGAAGGTTTAGTTGGACACATTGTTAAAAATGCTAACCCAACTACTGATGACTCTGCTTTCAGTTACACATCTGGAACTCCTTACTATCGTAGTGTTGCTCAATCTGAGTTAACTTATGATAGATTACTTGCTGACTTAGAAGTTATCTTTGACCCAGCAAGGGGTGGTTCTTCAGATAGATTAGTGCTTGCTTCATTGCCAGTAATTACTTTCTTTAACAAGCTAGGCGACGGTGCTTTTATGGATGCTTCTATGGGGTATTCTAATGGAGTTAATCGCTATAATTTTGAAGAAAGACAAGGTCAATTTGGTCATAAGATTATGACTATTGATACTGTTCACGGAACAATGCACTTAGTTAAAGAGCCGTTATTTAGAGGTCTTTCCTCTGGATTTATGTTAATGGCTGATATGAGTAAACTAATGTATAGACCGCTAGTTGGTAACGGTTTAAATCGTGATACACATATCATTACTAATGTACAAAATTCAGATGAAGACTTACGTAAAGATATGGTTATTACTGAAGCTGGTCTTGAAGTTACACTTCCAGAGTGTCATGCACTCTATGAAGTAGAAAGTGTGTAAGGAGTATAAGTATGTTAACTGATTATTTAAATGAAAATAGTGGTGTTAGCGATCTTGCTTCAAAATACGAAGTCATAAACGCTGCAAGAACTTTAACTGCAGCAGATTCTGGAAAAGTATTTGGAGTAGAGCAAGATAGTGCTTATGAGATAACATTGCCTTTAGCAGCAACTGCTGGTCAAGGCTGGAACTGTAAGTTTATTCTTACTCAAGTTGCAGCTAATGCAGTAACTATTGCTAATAATACTGGCGAAGATACAATCGTAGGAATGACTGCTGGCGGTGATGGTGGTGCAGGTAGCTCAACAGATAGTACGGCTGTAGATGAGATCGTATTTATTAGTGGTGCTCAATTAGGCGACACAGTAGAGCTTTTTTGCAATGGAACTAATTACTTTGCAAAAGCAATGGCTCACGATGTGGCTCATATCACAATATCATAATCCGAATAAATAAGGATTGACAGTTTTGGATACTGTGGGGCTATCAATAAAAGGTAGCCCCAAACATCCTAAATTAAAATAAGGAAAATAAAATGGCTGATTATAATTCATCTAATACAAATGTAAAAGTATTTATTCACGACCCAAGAGGTGGTGATAAGAGTAGTGCTACTGGGCATATAGCAAAAGATATCTATGACTATATTGTTGGCTTAGACTCTACTAACAATAAAATCATATCAGTTACTCACTCTCCTATGAACGGAGAAAGGGTAATGACTATGATAGTTTCTGGTTCTTAATATGAGTTGTCAGCATTGCAATAAACCTAATAAAGAAAATTGGTTTTACTGCAGGTCTTGTGGGAAGAGAGCCTCTGCTCCTAAGTTCACTACAAATTCTTTTATGAGAAGTGATATAGCTAAAAGAACTGATATAGAATTTGGAACTATGGATAGGCAAAAAAGTATTGATAAGATGAGAGACGGAGCTTGGAAGTTTGATGCGTAGATTTGGTAAAGGATTAAAAACAGTATCCAGTTGCACAATGGCTGGAGGAAGGAAAAAAGAAAATGCTAAGGTATCCAGGAAAAAAGAAAAAAGTCAAAAAAAAGAAAAAAAAAGTTTCTAATAAAAAGAGATATTAATAAATGGCAACTTTTAGTGCACAAGTAGTAGATTTAGTAGGTACGTTTACCGATGAGACTGCGTTAGATACCTTTATAACAGAAGGTGCTAATGAAGTTATAAACGCTATGCCTCGTGCTATAATGGAAAGAGTTGCAGAAGAAACTGCTGTTACTGATGGGACTACAACATCCGAAGGTCATAAAATACTTCATATACTTAGAAATGATGGTACAATAGACCAGCCTTGCCGATTAGTTTTAGCAAGTAAAAGAGGCAGAATACAAGATTCTTCTGATATGGAATTTGCTACCGATACAGACCCAGTATATTACATACAAGATGGAAAGATAAATATATTTCCAAATGGAAACGGTTTGATGGTTTCAGTTCCTACTTATAGTCAATCTGCTCCTTTAGATGCAAGCGTAATATCCACTATAACTAATTTCCCAGATGAGTATGAATACCTTGTTACGTTGTATGCAGCCATAAAAGCATTACAACAAAATATGAATTCTTTGCATAGTAATTCAGATATTTCAACTGCCCTAACTGCTATTAATTCAGAGATAGATGAAACACTCACAATAGCAGATTCAATTAATACTCAAATAGATGCAGCTGTTGTAGAAATAGCTGAAACTGTTACTAATGTAGACACTAGTATAGATACTGCTTTAGGAGCTATGACAACTGCAGCTGGTAAAATAAATACAGCAACTCCAAGCGCTTTAGTACTAGAAGATTTAAATATAACAGCTGTTGCTCCAAGCGTTCCAAGTATTTCTACGGCTAGTTATTCTGATGCTACAAATGAAGATGCTTTAATTGTTGGAGCTATAGAGGTTCCTTCAAAAATAGATATTAGTAGTAATGCTCCAAGTTTCACAAAACAAACTTTTGCAACTTCTGTAAGCAAGGCTATTTCTGAGCTAAGCAATGAGGATATAGAATTAGTAGGTGCAGCTAATGATATTAGTCAGTCTCAAATATCTGAAGCAAATTTAAAACTATCTAATGAACAGGCTGAGTTTAATAAAGAAAATGCTAGATACCAAATGGAATTTCAAGAAGAGGTAACTAGAGTTAATCAAGAAATGCAAGCTGAGCTAGAAAAATTTAGAACTGAGATCTCCTTAGCACAATTTAATAAGCAACAAGATCAGTCATTGAATTTGCAAAATGCAGCAAAACAGTTAGAAGATATTATAGCTGACAATAATAATAAATTACAAAAGTTTTCTACTGAATTAAATAAATTTTCATTAGAAGTAAATAAAGATATTTCTGAATATCAACAAAATTTAAATCAAAAATTACAAGAATTTCAGTCTTCTATATCAATAACTGGAGTTGCTGTGTCAGAAGTTCAAGCTTATGGAAATGAAGTAGCTCAAAGATTAGCACAAGTTGGTGCTCAAGGAGGAGTAGCTTCTGGATATATTAATGCAGCAACTGGATATGCAAACGAAATTCAATCTAAGTTAAGCATAGCTTCTGCGTATGGAAATGAAATTCAATTAAGATTAAATGTTGATGGCACAGAATATGGGTGGTATCAACAACAACAAGCAAAATTACAAGCTGATTACGATAAAGGTATTCAGATAATGAGAGGATAATAATATGGCGGCAGATAAAGCATCTGTAAATGTTTCAGCTTCAGTATTACCAGAAGATATAAAGGTAGCAGTTGGTGGAAGTATTACACACGAAATAGCAGACGGAGCAGGAGATACTAGTAAATGGATTTCTTATTCTATAGATATAGATACCTCTAGTGAGGTAATTATACCAGCTGACATAGGATATGCAAATGGTTCAAATGTTAGCGGTCTTAGTCCTACTAGGACAGCTAGTAGTGATAAAGTAGAGTTTATAGTTTTAAAACACTCTGGTTTTAGGTCAGATGGAACAACTGCAAGTGCGGCAAGTGAAGTAGTCCACTTTAATTTTACAGATAGTACAGCAGCAGCTGCAGCTACTGGTAACTTGCAATTAAATCCAGGAGAAGTTTGGTGGGGAAGAATGTCTGGAACCCCAGACACAGCTGATTTAACAGCTATTGCTATTGGCAATGATGTAAAATTATTAGTATATGCAATATTGGATGATGCATAATGGCTCTTACTCCAGTAGTTTTAAATAGTTCTCCTAACTTTACTTTGGTAACATTAAATACTAATCCAAGTTTTTTGCCAGTTACCTTACCGACTACGGTTAATTTTATAATACCTGGGTCTTTTAGAGATATAAGTGATAGCTGGGAAGATGAAACTAGAGCCTGGAATCAAATAGGTCTACTTGGAAAGGATTCTGACTAATGGCTGTGCACGGATTAACTGTAAAAAAAATTATATCAAGAGTAAGGCAAGCTTTTCCAGAAGCTCCAGAAACTTATATTATGAACTTAATTAATGAAGCTCTTGTGGAACTTGGTAAATATAATACTAAAATAGAATATGCAAAGCTTACTACGGTAGCAGACCAACAATGGTATACTTTAAGCGATTCTAATTCTGGAGTAGAAATAAACAAGGTCTATAGAGTTGACTTTATGGATTCATCTGGGGATTATACAAAAATACCTAGATTGTTAAATAATGAAATACAAACAATGGATATAGACTAATGGCTAGTAGTTATAGTAGACCAGAAGATTTTATAGCTTGGTATATTTCTGGGGATCACCTTGCTATTGTTACTACAAAAGGTAGTGATTCAAATACTGTTCATCAAAGATTGGGAGATTATAAGCCTATCAATGAAGCAGTAACTAATGGAGTATTAATACATTATACTGGAGAGCCTAATGCTGTTACTGCCATAACAGATACTCCAGATATAGATAATAGTATGCATACTGCTTTGATTGATTATGTAAAATTTAGATTGTATCAAGATAAAGCTGGTACAACAGCTGATGGCAATGTTGCTTCTGTTGCTATGAATATGGCTAGGGCTCATGAAAATAAATATAATGAGCTTACTAAAAGATATGGTATGAAGAAGCGAGATAAAACTGGAGCCCCACGAAGGGTGCTTCCAGCAGATTTAAGATAATAGTCTTTAAGACGGTGGTGGAGGTAATAGGAGTTTAATATGGCTGGTTTCCCAAAATTTCAAACAAAAGAAGTTCTAAACAAAGTTCTGAACTCTGGAGAAGATGCGTTAAAAGTAGATATAGATAACGTAACTCTTAAAACAGAAGGATCAGATATAACTATAGAGGTGCATACTGACAAAGCTGAAGACAGTATGTTGGTATTTAGTAATACTACTAAAGATGGAAGTGGTACAAGTTACGTTCCGTTAGTAGATAGTGATGGACATTTACAATTAGATGTTCTTTCGAGTGCTTTACCTAGTGGTGCATCTACTGAAGCAAAACAAGACACTATAATATCACATGTAGATGGATTAGAAACCTTAATAACGTCTAGTAACACTAAACTAGATACATTAGAAACAACAGCAAACGCATTAGAAACGTTACTAACTGGTATTGATGCAGATACAAATGCAATTAAAATTGACGCAGATGCAATAGAAACATTAATAACATCTACTAATTCCAAGTTAGATACATTAGAAACAACAGCAAACGCACAAGAGACCCTATTAACAGGAATTGATGCTGATACTAATGCTATAAAAGTAGATGCTGCTGCAATGGAAGTTTTACTTGGTACTATAGATTCAGATACTAATGATATAAAAACTGCTACAGAAGCATCAAATACACATTTAGGCAATATGTTTTATGATACTGCTCAAGATGTTACTCCACACGATACTAATGATTTAGCAAATGAACCCTTTTATGCAGTTTGGGTTGGAACTGGTGGTAATCTTAAAGTAGATATGTGTAGCGGTACAGGAACGGTTACATTAAATAATGTTGCGTCTGGTCAATTATTACCTATAATGGTAGAAAAAATTTATGCAACAGGAACAACAGCATCTAATATTATAGTATTTAAATAATGATTACATGGTTTAGAACAAGTGCAAATTTTTTAAGACAAATATATGATGTTATATGGAACATATCTCAACTTGATTGGGAAGAAGATAATGTTAAGTGGGATGAACACACAGGTTAAATTTTATAAGGAATAAATTATGGCAAGTTTAAATGGACAAACTATAGCTGCTAGTTACGAACAATTACTTCATGTAGATGCGGATGGTGGTGGTAACGGAACTACCCATGTATCTGTAAAGGATGGAGACAATGGTACTACTTTTGGATTTACAATAGCTACCGATGCTTTAATGATGACTAGTACAAACCGTTTAGAGTTTGGTGATAATGCTTCATACATACATCAATCAGCGGATGGAGTTTTAGACTTAGTATCTGATACAGAAATAGAATTAAATGCAACCACTATTGAAATGAATGGTGCGGTAAAAATGGTAGGAAGTGGAGCAACTGATCAAGTATTAATAGAAAATACAAATACTGGAGCTGATAATGCACCAGATTTAGTGTTATATAGAAATTCATCTTCACCAGCAGATAGTGATTCTATTGGAAGAGTAGAGTTTAGAGGAAGAAATGATAACAGTCAAGATGTTACATATGCAAATTTAGAGGGAGTTATAATAGATGCTTCAGACGGAACAGAAGATTCAAGACTGATACAATCTATAATAAAAGGTGGTAGTTCTGTAATTGGATTTAAATCTGATGATACAGAATTTGCAATCAATGAATCTGGTGTTGACATGGATTTTCGTGTTGAAGCTGCCTCAAGTAAAACTCATGCCTTATTTGTCGAAGGTAGTTCTGGAAATGTTGGTATTGGAACTGGGTCTCCTTCAGCTCACCTTGAGATAGTTGGTGGTACTGATTATGCCCAGATAAAGCTTACCGATACTGATTCTGACAATACTACACAGCGCACAGGTATTGTTTCTCAACATAATGATAGCGGTGAACAAGATGTTAGAATGATAGGAATGTATAATGACAATTCTACAAGCAATGTTCAGATAGGTGGTGGTTCAGGTGACCACAATTCTGCTGAGTTAATTCAATTTTTTACATCAGCCGACCATACAACCTTAACAGGCACTCTAAGAATGTTGATAGACGGCATTGGAAATGTAGGTATAGGTGTAACTCCCGAAGTTTGGGATACTGCTAATAATTTTAAGGTTCTACAAGCTGGAACTGGTGCTTTTTTTGGAGGAAGAGGAACTGCTATTACTAATTCACAAGCATTTTGGGGAAATAATTGTTATTTTGATGATACAAATGATAGATGGGAGCATATAGGAAATAGCGAAGTAGGACTGATGGAAATAAATGATGATGGTCATTTAAGATATTACAATGCTAGTGCAGCTAGTGATGACTCAGCAGTATCTTTTAACACTAGGTTTGTAATTCGTAATAATGGAAGAGTGGGTGTTGGAATAGACGCACCAGACACTTTAGTGCACATTTCGGCAGGTAGCGCAGGTTCAGTAGATGCTCATTCAGATACAAGGCTTGTAGTTGAAGATGACGATAATTGCACTATCGCAACCCTTGCTCCTGATGCAAATTGGAATGGTTTTCAAATGGGCTCTGCATCAGATAGTACAGGAGCTATTTTACAATGGAATTATAATAATAAACAATTATACTTAGGAACAACTCCATCAACTGATGGTGGATTTATTACTTTTCAGACTGGTACTGGTACTGAAAGAGTGAGAATAAATAGCGATGGAAATATGGGAATTGGCGATAACGACCCAAGCGAAGCGAAGTTATCTATTGACGGTGTTCTAAGTGGCGACAAAGGGATAAAGCTTGTCCAAGCACAAGCACAGTATGGTTTTGAAATTGACCAAAATGGGGACAATTCTGCTATATATATTGATAGCGCAGCTCAAGTAAGTCATGCTCTTGACATAAGAAGCAGTTCATTAACAGATGGATACGTTGCTCATTTATATTCAAATTCAAACTCTACGGCTGGGAGAAAGTTAGTTGCTATCACTAATGATAATGATGCTGCTTTAGATGCTATTTGTGTTTATGCTATTCAAGATGCTGCTGGTATAGCCTTTAAAGCTCATGCAACTAAAAGTGATTATGGTGGCGTTGTTCAAGAATTAGTTGTTACAAGAGATGCAACAAGTGCTTATAAATTTTTAAGAACATATGTATCTGGTCAAAGCGATGAAAAGCATAATCTAAAAGGAGATGGAAGCACTCAAGGCGATAACGCTTATTCGTCACCAACCTCTGACTATGCAGAATATTTTGAAAGCAAAGATGGTTCAGCTATCACAGTTGGAACAACAGTAAAACTTGATGAAGAAAAAATTGTTGCTTGTGAAGATGGAGATATTCCATTAGGCGTTATAAGACCTTATGGGACAGCAAGTGTCCTTGGAAATAATGCTTGGAGTAAATGGAATAAAAAATATTTAACAGATGATTATGGTTCAGCCATTACGGAAGAATATACTGTAACTGAATGGATTGATGGTAAAAATGAAGATGGTTCAAATAATGATATTCAATATCATACTGATAAAATTCCATCTGATGTAGTAGTGCCAGATAATGCAACAGTTAAATCAGTAGATGAAAATGGCAACAAATTAATGAGAAATAAACTAAATCCAGATTATGATGAAAGTAAAACTTATATTCCAAGAGAAGATAGAGATGAATGGAATATAGTCGGATTGTTAGGACAAGTAGAAATTACAAAAGGTCAGCCAGTAGCAAGTAACTGGATTAAAATGAAAGATATATCAGACACAGTAGAGCTGTGGTTTATTAAATAAATAAGGAGATTAAAATGGCAGCAACATGGAAAATAAATAGTTTAAAATATTTATTATCTAAAGATAGTAAAGATAAAGTTGTTTATAAAGTAGATTACAGCGTTTTAGATACTAAAACAGTTGGAGATAAAGAGTATTCTGCAAGCGATAATACAAGTATAAATTTTGACGTTGAAACAGTAGAAGCTGTAGAAGAAGTTTTATACACAAAAGATGATAAAATGTTAGAGAACATATCAGCAAAAGTAGGAGATGTCAAGGTAGCTAAAGTAGAAGCTAAAAACCCTTGGTCTAGTGTAGATTTTGTTGAATACGATAAGTTAACAGAAGATACAGTTATTGGGTGGGTAAAGGCTGGATTAGGAGAAGATGGTGTAAAAGCTAAAGAAGATAATATTGCAGCTCAAATAGATGCACAAGAAAATCCACCTGCGGTTACAAAAGGTAATGGAGTGCCTTGGTGAAAAGATTCCTAAGTAAAATTGACAGATTCTATATAGGATTTTATATGGCTTGTTTTATTACTGTAACATCTATAGTGGTAGCAAGTTGTTCTGAAGAATTTTATTTTGGGAAAAGCATAGACGAATTAAATGCTGAAATGACAGAAGTAATGTTTGAAGCAGATAGTCTTTTGATGGATATTAATAATATAATAGGAGACTCTATTGGCATCAAAACTTCTAAGTGAGAGTTCTAGCTTGAATATAAGCTTGCCAATGCTGATCCAAGCTATTGGATTAATAGGAGCTATGGTATGGGGTTACGGTCAATTAAATACCAGGATTCAATTTGTAGAACATCAAGCTGCTAGCAATGAGCAAAGCATAAAAGAAATGAAAGCTATGCAAAATCTTCCTATTCCTTCAGATGTTAGGCAGGATGAAAAGATTCAAAGAATAGAAGAAGAAATTATGAGGCTAAGAGATGGCAAAAGGGATTAATGCAGATAGTGAAATACATATTAGTATAGCTTTATTAATTAAGGCAGGTATTTTAATTGCCATTGTTACAGGCTCTTGGTATCAAGCTCAAATGAAATTTGCAGAACAAGGGAGAAGAATTAAAGATTTGGAAAACAAAGTTACTGTGTTAACTGCTAGTGTTGAAGGGATGGAATCGCAGCATATACAGAAGCTTGAAGAAGAAAACAAAAGCCTAATGGAGAAGTTAGGATTAAAAAGAAGATAAGAGAATAGGAGATCAAAATGGCAAAAGAACAAAAAAAAGAAGCTGTTTTAAAAATAGATGAGAAAGAGTATTTAGTAGATGATTTAAGTCAAGAGCAAAAGGTTATGGTTGACCATATTGCTGACCTAGATAGAAAGATAAGCACATCTACTTTTAATCTTCAACAGTTACAGTTTGGGAAGCAAGCTTTCATAGATGGATTAAAAGCATCTTTAGAAAAAGATTCTGAAGCTGAAAAATAAATAACAGAGGAACAATGCTCGAAACATATGCAGAATACGGAGCAGTAGGAGTAGTGATAGTTTTATTTGGATACATGGTATTAAACCTCATGTCAAGTCAGAAGTTGCAAAATGAAGACTTAGATGAAATAAGACAAGCGAATGCAAAGCTAGAAACAAAGATGGGTAATGTGGAGAGCATTGTTTTAAAAATGCTAGATAGATGGAATAAATCAGATGATATATCTTCAAGACATAGAGAAGATATTGTAAAAGAACTAAACGACGTAACAGATGATTTAAGTTATATTAAAGGAAGGATGAATGGTAGGTCATAATGATTGATACAACTAAAGCTGTCGCAAATGGGATTGTCGGTGTAGGTGTATGGTGGGTAAATTTACCAATGACGTTGCAAATGGCTGTTTCTCTAGCAACATTAATTTATTTAATAATTAAAATAAAAAACGAATTAAAATAGGAGATAGTAATGGGTTTAAAGGAAATGTTAATTGCAGCTGCAGAAAAGCAAGCTGATTTAGTAAAAGATCAAATGATTGAAAAGCTTGGTTCAGATGAAATGAATGAAATGATTGCTACAAAGATCAATGAGAAGATTGATATACCTTTTGTTAGTGAAGAGAAAGAACAAATCTTTTTTGAAAAATGTGTAGATATTGTTAGCGACCTTATTGAAGGCGTAATTAAGGGAAAGTAATGGCAAGGTTTAGCACAAAAAGTAAATCAAAGCTTAGCACTTGTGATAAAAGACTGGTTAAGCTTTTTGAAGAAGTAGTTAAACATTTTGATTGTACCATTATAGAAGGACATAGAGGACAAAAGAAACAAGATGAAGCATATAATAAAGGCAATAGTAAACTCAAGTTCCCAAATGGTAAGCACAATAAAAGCCCTAGTATTGCTGTTGATGTCGCTCCCTATCCTATTGATTGGACTGATCGTGATCGCTTTCACTATTTTAGTGGTTTCGTTTTGGGAATTGCTTCCCAAATGGGACTTAAAATAAGATGGGGTGGAGACTGGGATATGGATACACAAACCAAAGATAATAACTTTGATGATTTAGTTCACTTTGAGATTAAGGAATAATGCCTAAACAGTTTAAAACATATACTCGATTTGATGGTGGTTTAAATACTAAAACCAATTCAAGGTCTATTCTCGATAATGAATTAGCTCAAGCTAATAATGTTATTGTAGATGAGTTTGGAATAGTTAAGTCTTGTGGAAAAACTGCTGCTAATACTGGTGGCGGTAAAGACTATGAAGCTCCAGCTGTGACTGCAGTTCAAGCTGGATATGGATTGTTTCAAACTAAATTTGATTATAATAAAAGCAATTCAAATACCTCAGTAATATCTACTTTTTATGCTAATGCTGATGATGGGTCAAAAGTAACTGTAGAAAGATCAGATGGTCAAGGAAATGCTTTTACAGATGACACTATAGACCTTGGGTCTGTTACTGATAATGAGCAAGGTAAGGTTATAATGCATATTGCAGATGGCATAATAAGGGCTTGTGATACTAATTTATCCAATACATCTACAACTATTAAAAAATATGGGGCTTTTATAACTACAGATAGATGGAGAAATTCTTCTGGAAGCGGTCAAACTCCTGGTGGCTATAGTGGAGGAACTGGATTTACAAGCGTGGATACTAAGTTAAGCAAGCCTACTAGAGGTATCTGTAGTGGAGGAATGAGAGCTAGCGTATCTAGCGGTAGTGATACAGCTTTAACTTCTGGAACAGCTAATTCTTTTCCAGATACACTTGATACAGAGTTAGATAGCGGTGTATATTTAGCTGTAAACGCAACAGATAGCTCTATAGATACAATAGCAAGCAGAACAAATACAACAACATTGGTAACTAGCGCTGGCTCAGCTACTTTTAGCAGCTCTGAAAATTATGGTGTTTATCCACCTGGAGGAACTGGTTTTAATTTAGACTTTACTGCCTCTTCTGGTGGTAGTTGGGTAGCTGGCGATTATGAGTTTGCAACTACTTTTCTTTATGACGGAAACCAAGAGTCGTTACCATATATTATAAGCGGAGGACTTACTGTTACAGCTAATCAAAAAATTACTTGCTCGGTAATGGCAACGGAAAACCATTCTAGTGCAAGATATTCTGCCAATATAAAGGGAGGTAGAATTTATTTTAGAGAGCAAGGAACAGATGGTGCTTTTATTTTTTTTGGTGAAATAAATTTTGTTAACGGAACTAAGCCTACTTTAGATGGAGAGTTATCACATTGGAATCTTGAGTATACTAGTTCAGCTTTTGCATACTCTACATTTGTTAGCGCATCTATGAATGCAGATACTTATGAATCTTTAAATGGATATAGTCAAGATTCTTCTTTTATTAGCATTGGTCTTGCTGGAGAAAAATATCAAACTAGTGTTGTTAGTAACAGAAGAACTTTTATTGCTAACGTAAAGTACACTAACGAAGAAGGTATCCTTGCCAACAAGGGAGATACTATTAGATATAGTGAGATAAATAAATTTGATACATTCCCAGAATTTAACTTTATAGACATAGGTGTAAACGATGGAGAAGATTTTATTAAGCTAGAAGCTTTTGCAGATAGGTTGCTTGCTTATAAACAAAAAACTTTATATATAATAAACATTGGTGGTGGTTCTGATACACAATGGTTTCTAGAATCTACGCAAAACAATATGGGTGTAGACTTTCACGGAGCAGTAACTAAAACAGAATTAGGTGTTTGTTGGGTAAATAAAAATGGTTTATATATATATGATGGTTCAAAAATAACTAATTTGCAAACAAAAATAATTGAGTCAGAGTGGACTAGCTTTGTAAACGATGATACTATAATTGGATACGAGCCAACACATAAGCACTTAGTTATAGTTAGAGACGCAGCAGCTTCTGGAGACACAAGTGGAGATGCTTATATATATAGCTTTACTACAAACTCTTTTGTTTTTGTAGAAGATTTGTTTGCTGATGCAGTAAAGACAAATATTATTACAGATTTATATAATAATATGTCAGCTGGGTCTGGAACAACTAGTATTGTTTCTTATGATGGAGAGCCAGATGATCATACTACTTTTGATATTAAATTAAAAGATGATGATTTTGGATTACCTAATACGGTTAAAAAAATATATGGAGTGACAGTTGAATATTCTACCACAGAGGCTAGTTCTAATGGTGTTAAGTTTGAATATACAAATGATTCTGGAACTAGAGTGGCTTCTGCAAACTTAGGAAGTTTAAGTGATACAAATGACGCAGTAACTGTTGACAAATTTGCAATAACTACGCCAGTACTTGCTTCATCTTTTCAAGTGCAACTTGACCTAGCTGGAGACTGTGACCATAAAATAAATAATATTGGTGTAGAGTACAGACCATTATATAAGAGAATAACATAATGGCTATTGATAGAGAAAAAAGATTTTTATATAACTCTAAGGGAGTTAAAACAAAACTACAAAAGGGCTATCCAGCTAGCAACTCTGGCAATGATGGCGAAGAAAGAGTAGTCAAGACACCAGATGGTAAGCTTAGGCTATATAGAAAAGAACTTGGTGCTTGGCACTATTTAGAATTTACAAGGAGTTAAGATGACTTTACAAGAAATGTTAGCTGGCGCTGAAGCACAATTAGGTATTGGTAGAGATACAGCGTTTACAAGTCTTTATGAAGATGCTCAAGAAGATAAATTTAATATAGAAGGAATCGGAGCAGATTACGATAGGCAAGCAGATCAAAGAGGAGCTCAAATAATAAGGCAAAAAGAAAAGGCAGGCACAGCTGGTCTTCTTGGAGCAATAGCAGGTGGTTTGCTTGGAACTGCTTTTCTAAATCCAGTTCTTGGAGCAAGGATTGGAACTACATTGGGCGCTGGGCTTGGAAGTTTTGCAGGCAGAAAATTATCTGGTGATTTATCTTTAGACAAAATTACTGATAGAGAAGGTCAAGGTGTACGTACTTTTTACCAAGGCGCTCAAGAAAGACTTGCAGACAAGAAAAAAGATTTAAATAAATTTTTACAAAACGCAGAAGGTTCATTTAAAAGAATGCAACTAGTTGACTCTCTTAAAGATGCTTATAGCGCCTATAGTCTTTCTGGCGATAAAGCTTTTTCAAAACTATTTAATAGAGGTGATAAAACAGTTCCAGGTCTTATGAATGCACCTACTATGAGTTATGCTGGAACAGAATTTGACTTTGAAAAATTAATAGGAAGAAACCCATTAGATATAGCTATGGAAGATATGATTTCACGTAAAATAGGAGTGGCAGATAATAATGTTCCACAAGGTGTGTATTCTATGTTTGGAAAAAGCAATAATCCTCTTCTTAGAGGTTCAGCTTTTGATAATTCGTTTTCTCAAAAATTACCTTATATATGGGGAGGCTCAAAATGACATTCGAAGAACTTTTAAAACAGTTTAATTTAGGAGGTCAGTTTAATTTATTTGCAGATACTGGAGAAGGAATTGCTAAAGCTCTTGGATATACTGATGAGCTATCAAAAAAACTTGCTGATTATTTTACACCATTTGACAGAAAATCTGTTGAGGATATTGCTAAAAAAGCTGAAGATAGAAAAGCAGAAAGAACTCAGTTTTTAGATAGAGGTATTGGTCTATCTACTGAAAATCTTGAATCTCAATTTGGTACTGGCTTTAAACAAGTAGGAAGAAATCTTGAAGATGCATATGGTCAAATAAGAACAGCAGTTGGGCAGAGTGGATTTTCTGGCTCTGGGGCTGGCGAAAGAATGTTTGAGAGAACAGGAGACCTTGCTAGAGAAAGTATAGAAGATTTAATGACAAAAAGAAATTTTGGGTTTGATAATTTAAATTTAAAAAGAGATGAAGGAATGTTTGGAATCTTAGATAAATTTGGAACAGAAAAAGCTACTATAGCTACACTACTCCAAAGGTATCTTAGTGATATTAGAAGTCAAAAAAGAAAAATAGACCAATTAGACCCTTATGGCAGACCTGGAACTTTTGTTTCTAGTGGTAGTGGAGGTGGTATGACTTTGAGTAATTTTTATGCAAATACCGATCCAACTAAGTCTAACGAATATAGTGTTTAATATAGGAGATTAAAATGGCAATCGATACTTTAATGGAGGCAATGAAATATGAGCCTACAGCTAATAAACTTACTGATCTTTTAGGCAAGATTGTTACTGATAGAGCTAAAATACAATCACAGGAAAAAATGCATAGTGATACTTTGGCATTAGAATCTGAAGCTCTGGCATTGGAAGCTGAAGAATTTAATAGAAAAAAAATAGAAAATGATAGAGACTATCAAGAAACTGTAAAATTTAGAAATTGGCAAAGAGAGCAAGCAAAGATAGCTAATAGTCAATACGAAGAGTTAAAAGATTACAACAGAGCGCAGAAAGATAAAGAAGAAAACGATGAGAGAGCACAAACCATTTTTAATCAAATTGAAAGAATTCCAAGCAATGAAGCTAAACTTGAACGAATAAATAAACTTAGAGGGCTTCCTAGTATGCAAAGTAATTTTATACAAAATCAGTTTGATATACTGGAGACAACAACAACAAACGATACAAAAACAAGATTAGATGAAGTTAATACACTTAGCGAGCTTGTCGACATAACTCCAGAGACCAGAAGAATGCTAGAAAATAGCGTAAATAATAAAAGTATGCAAGGGTTTAATAAAGATTACTTAGAAGTTAAAAATGCTCTAATTGGAGATATGGATCAAGATAAGCTATTAATAATAAATGAAGTTAAAGAAATTAATCTAAAAATAAAAGAACTTTACTCTGGAATTCCAGCCGCAAAGCTAGCAGATTCTGCTGCTGGTACTACTGAACAAACCGATTTTCTTAATTCTAGTATAGAGAATCTTGAAACCCAAAAAGGTGTTAAAATTAATGAGTTTAAATCATTAAGATCACCTTATTCTAATAAACTTAGAGCTGGAATTTTGAAGAAAATAAAAGATAATGACGGTCTTGTCGATAGAACGATATTGGAAGAGGCTTCAGAGGAAGAGCTTGATGCACTTGAAGATATAATGAGCAAAAATAAAGGGGTGTTAGATTGGAAAAAATCTGAGATTCCCTCTCAAGAGCAATCTAATGTAATCCAAGCTGGCATAATAATCCCAGATGAGTCTGGGGTTCCTCCTAGCCTTATTGGTAAAAAATTAACTCCTAATATATTAAAAAAACTAATGAGGATTAAAAACTCTCCTATGACTGCAAGAACTGCCTTAAGAGGAACTAATCCTGCTTTTAATTTTTTAGATATAGTAGCTGAAGAGCTGGGATTTGAATCTGCAGAAGATTTAAATACAGAAGAAGGTTATAGTGCCTTAATAGGTTCTTAATGTCTAGCTATACTAATAACATTTTAAATGCTATTAAAGAAGAACGCAATAAAAGGCGAATATCTTTAGAAAGTAGCTCGCCTCAAAAGTATATTAAAAGCGAATCTTTTGAGCAAAAAGTTTTTGACTGGCTTCCAGACGTTGTCAAAGAAGGTTATAATAATTCTATTACTGGGATGGCTAGAGAAATAGCAATCGGAAAAAAGCCTTTTGAATTAAAAAATTATAATCCTGGAGTAGTAGAAGACATAGGTGCTTCTTTAATAAGCTTTTTTATGCCTGCTGATTTTCTTGTTACGGTAGCTGGAGGAGGTTTGGGAGGCGTAGCTGTAAAGTCTGCAGCAAAAAGAGCTGGCACAATGGCTATGAAACAATTATTAAGGTCTGGGGTTAGTAAGGAAACTACTAGAAAAATAGTAAATGGTGGTATCAATAGAGTGGTTACTGGTGCTACTGGTTTTGGGTCTTATTCTGGGATAGCAAGCGCATTAAGTCAAGAATTGCAAAAAGGGCAGGTAGACTATACTCAAGTTTTAAGTGATTCTGGTAAAGGAGCATTACTTGGGGCGATGACTGGAGCAATAGGATTGAGAGCAAATATAAAAGGAACTAGTAAAGCAGTAAAGATATTGCAAGAAGGTTCTGCTTTTGGTATTGCTTCTCCAGTTTTAGAGGGAAGAGCTCCTACTCCACAAGATTTTATTTATTCCGTGGGTACCGTTATGGGTCTTGGTACTGCATCAGCTGGACTATCTTTAGCTTCTAGAAAAATAGGGTTAACAGCAGGAGCGCCAAAAATTTCACAAGAAAGAAAACTAGAGTTAGAAAAACTTACTACTAGACTGGCTGCTGACCAAGTTGAACAAGAATTAAAAATGCAAAAGTCCTCTACCTTATACAAGAGGAAAGATAATCCTTTAGATTTAGTTTCAATAAAAAGTGTAAACGTAGGCAAAGATAATGTAAAGAGATTTAATCTTGTAAACCAAAAAGATGGATCAAAGAGTACACTTACATCTGATAATTTTAGAAAACTATATACAACTTCAGACTCTAGAGAATTAATACTAGACAAGTACAGAATATATGAATTACAAAACGGTCTTACAAAAGAGCAGATACAAACCAAAAGAAGCTATGCTGTTAGTGGTGAAATAAAAGGAAATGTTAAATTATCTGATATGGATAATACACAGCTTGTTAATTATGGTAAGCAAATTAAAGCTGATTACAGACTTAAAGAATTAAAAAATAAATATCTAGATCTTGCAGATTTACCACAAAGTACCTTTATTGAACATGTACTTCCTCCTTCTTTAGTAAAATGGCTAGTCCCAGCTAAAAAAAGAGCAAAGGCTTTACAGTCCAGAGTCTTAATAGATAATATTGAGAAAGCTGATATAGCAACAAAACTTACTTTTGAAAAATATCAAAATAGAATTAGCAAAGCATTAAGTCCTCTTAGTAGCAAGGAATTGCTTTCAGTATCTAAAGCTATGGAGAATCAAGGAACTTTTGATAATAAAATATCTGTGATATCGAAAGAAGTTCGAGGTATATATAATGATATGTATCAATACGCAAAGTCAAAAGGGATTGATGTCGCCCAGTATAGAGAAGATTATTTTCCACAAATGATAAAAAGATCTGTGGGTGAAATAATAAATAATGATTTTATGTCTATGGTTTCCAAAAGGGGTTCATTGTTAAACGAAGGATTCTCTCCAGAGGTTACAAGAACTATAAATAATTGGATACTGAGAAGAATAGAGTCGGACTTTAGTAAAGAATCTAAAAATGTTATGAAACATGTTATGAGCAAAAATAATTTAAGTCCGTTTGATGCTTATAAAAAATTACAAAATGAATTATTTGTTCAGCAATTAAGCCCATTTGGAAATCTTGAAAAGAAAAGAAAGCTTAATCTTCCAGAAGAAATATTGGAAAGAGATGCTTTAAAAGTTACAACAGCCTACAATATGAAGCTTGCTAGGAGAGTTGAAATAGCATCTTTATTTGGGAAAAAAGGACAAAGAGCAGAATCTTTATTAAAAGAAGTGGCAGAAAAAAGCCCATCTGAAGCAAAGGCTATGAATGTTGTTTGGCAAAGTTTTACTGGTCAAATAGAATCAGACCCATTTAAAAACTATGGAGCAACTGGGAAAAAAATAGCTGAAAATGTTATGGCTTTTGAAATGGGAACTAAGATAGCTTTAGGAACAGCTACGATACCAAACTTAAGTCAGTTTACAATTTCTACTGCTGTAGAAGCTGGTTATTTTAGAATGATTAAAAGTGGTTTTAAATTACTTAACAAGGATTATAGAAGAAAATTAGAAGCGACTGGCTCAACATATCATAACGCTTTAGATGTTTTACTTGGTACTAATCTAGAATTAAGATCTGCAGATGGCATAAAAAGATCTATAAAAGAAGCTGTTTCTAATCCTAGGGATGCCTTATTAAATATATCTAATGGATTAGCTACCTTATCTGGTTTTAAAAAAGTTAATTATCTTAATAATTTATTAGCTGCATCAACAGCAGAAGTGTTTATAAAAGATTTACATAAAATAGCAAATACATCATCTATAAAAGCTAGAAAAGATTGGGCTATTAAAAATTTAAAAAGATTTGATATCGACCCATCGAAGAAATTGTCTGCTGAAAAACTATCTTCTGGAATGTTTAAATTTGCTAGAGATAGTCAGCTTCAAAAAAATATACTTAATGACCCAATAATTTTTAATGACCCAAGGGCTAGACCTTTTGTTATCTTTAAAAGGTTTGGATATAAGCAGGTAAATTATATAACCGAAGTTATGTCAAGAGAAATAAAAGCTAAAAATTATGCAGCTCCTTTAAGATTAGCATTAGGAGGAGTAGCTGGTGGGTATGTTACAAACAAATTAAGAGATTGGTATTTAAAAACCCTTACTGGAGAAGAAAGTTTTTCAGAGAATAAAAAAGGATTAGACCTTTTAACAGATAGCATAGTTTCGGTTGGTGCTTTTGGAGTTTTTGGAGACATTCTTGAAGGAGAAGATTTGGTTGGTAAGATGAAATGGATATTTACGCCAGTTGTAAAAAGTGATTTAGATGCTCTTGTTGACGGAATAGAAGCCTTACAAAAAAATATCGATACTTTTGGTATGGGTGAGATAGCAATAAGAAGAAGTTTTAAGCCAGTTGCTAAGATATTTGGATCTGTTCCATCAAGGTTAATTAGCAAGCTTCAAACTCCTCAACAAAAAATAGAAACTATGAAACAGAGAAGGTCGAAAGTAGTTTCTAATTTATTAGATATGTTGCTAGATAAAAAGACAGAAGAAGTTATTGACAGTATTAAAGATTGGAATAAAAAATTTCCAAAATTTCCTATAACTGGAGAGCATGTTAACTTTGCAAAAGGTTATAAAAAAATTATACAAAAAGCCTCAAGAGTCCAGAGAGAAACTTCTAGGCTAAGAATGGAGAAGTAATAATGAACGGAAAATCAATAGATGACATAATAAGAGCTTCTGACTTAGTAGAGTTTTTATCTGCAGCTCAATCAGATGCTACAAATGTTGATGTAGGAATGCTTCCACAAGAAGATTCTTTTACATCTCAATACACAATGAGAGAAGCAGAACCTCGTTTAGTTGGAACTGGTGGTCTAGGACTTATTGAAGCTATTACTGGAATGGGAAAAGCTGCCCAACTTGCAAAAAGTATACCAGCAATAACTAGACTCGGAAAAAACATATCTAAAGCAAAGAACGTTCCTAGCTTAAGAGACGTTATAAAAGCAACGCCAAAAACAATGGAAGAAACTACTCAAAGTCCCTTTACTGGAATGTCTAAAATTGATTTAATAAAAAATGTTTTAGGAAAAGAGCAAGTAAAAAGATTTGAAGATTATGGTTCTAAGATTAGAGAGTTTGAAAGAAAAGCTTTTGACCTTGATGAATTTAAAAAACTTGCAAAAGAAAGAAAAGAATTAACTGGTCTGCTAGAAAGTGTGCAAAACTATACACAAAAAACTGTATCTGGAGGTAGACCTTTAATGGATACTGTTAAACCAGGAGGGTTGATAGACCAAAGAAAAACAAAGCAAGAGTCATTGCCTCAAATAGTATCTTTATTAAACTATTTAATGAAATAAAGGAATATAGATATGATTAAAAAAGTAAAAGCACCAGCTGGTCATCATTGGATGAAAAAAGGTAAGAACAGTTACAAGCTAATGAAGCATACTGGTAAATTTAAAGCACATAAAGGTGCATCTTTAATGGCTGGTTTTGAAGTACAGAAAGTTCATAAAGCCAAAAAGAAATAAGAAAAAAAATAAATGAAAAAATTACTAATAATATTATTTTTTACTCTACCATTAGTAGCTCAAGAAGTTGAAGAAACCGCAGGTGAAAAAGTAGTAAAGACAATTCAAGACTGGGACTTTAAAAAATACGAAGCGGCTCATAAAAGAGCACATATGAAAATAGACGAGAAACAAGGTGTTCAAAATAAACAAAGAACGATGAAACAAGATCGCAAGAAGATGAGAACACGTCATTTAATTCAAACTTTAGTTGTTGGTGGGCTTGCTTATTACATTGGGTATGAAGTAGGTAAAGATAAAATAATAAAGAAAAATAAAACTACTTCAAAGCGTAAAAAGAAATAAGAAAAAATGGCAAAGAAAAAAGACTTTAGATTAGCTAAAGCTGGTGTTTCTGGTTACAATAAACCTAAGAGAACTCCTAGTCATCCTACAAAGTCTCATGTCGTAGTAGCAAAAGAGGGAACTAAAGTTAAAATTATACGCTTTGGTCAGCAAGGTAAGAAGATAGGAACTCTATCTGGTACTGCTGGGAAACCAAAAAAAGGTGAGTCTGCTAGAATGAAAGCCAAGAGAAAATCATTCAAAGCTAGGCATAAAAAGAATATAGCAAAAGGTAAAATGTCTGCAGCTTGGTGGGCAGATAAAGTGAAATGGTAATACTATGAACAACGAACAATTATTTAAACTAATAGATTCTTTAACTCAAGGACAAGGTGCACTTTCTAAAACTCCTATGGGTAGAGAGGCTTTATTTTTAACTGATCCAAATATGAATAAGTCTGGAGCTAATGTACCAGAGAATGTTGATATACAAGCTATTATAAGAGGAATGGCAAAGCCAAACTCTCCTATCCAAAGTCAGTTTTCTAGTATGATGGGTAGATTTAAATTAAGCAAAGACGCAAACTCTAAATCTATAGATGATATAATAAAGCAATCTGATTTAGTAGAATTTTTATCTAAAGCTCAAGCAGATAAAACTCGAGTAGAAACTCCTACTGAAATATCTACAGATAATATGGCTAGAAGAATAGGATATAGTTCTGATATACGTACTCCAAATGATTTGGTTAGATATCTAACTACAGTAAGACCAGCTTTTGAAGTTAACACTCCAGAAAACAACAGCAATATAGATAACTTTTTTAAGATGATCGAAAGTATTGATGCTGTTCCTAGAGGAAGAAAAAAGTCATAAAAAAAAAAGAGGGCATAGCTCGACTACTACACCCTCTTCGCACAACATAGAGCATATGGCTAGCTCTGAAGAAAAATTTTCTCTCTCCCTCCTAGGTTAGAAGGGCTTAGCGTAAAAACTTTGCCCTTCTAGCTCTGCTCTTCCTCATCATTGTTCGACCATCTTTTTTCATATTCTTTGTGAGCCCATTTCTCTGCTTTAATTTCCCACTTATTATCCTCATAATAATCTCCACCACAATTAACAGCTACGGTTCCTGCTTGAGCATACTTCTTTAAGAATTTAGTTATACCTATTCTTCTAGCATCTAACATATGTTTTGCTTCGTGCAATAAAGTTATTATCATATCCTTTGGGTCTCTATCTTCTTTTGGTATATCTTTTAATATAACTTTATCTTCATCTGGTATAAAGGAAGCTTTAACTTCTAAGCTTTTATCCATAACAATAGATGGATATAAATCATATTCTTTGAATATAACTTTGGCAATTTCATTAAGCAATTTCTACCTGCCTTTCTAACTCTACTGAGTTCTTTCTTTTTTCATGATCAGTTGCTTCTTTAATATCATTAAATAGTTTGCAACTATCTCCAGAATATCCTAACTCTACAGAACCTGGTGTACCATATCTATTCTTAGATACAATCAACATCATTTCATTAGGCATCCATATCCTTCCATTAGAATCTTCTTCTCCATACCTAGATACATAAGGGTAATGAGTAAACACTACCATCTCTGCATCTTGCTCAAGAGAACCAGACTCTGCAAGGTCTGATAACCTAGGAGTAGAATCAATTCTGTGTTCAATATTTCTGTTTAATTGTGATACTAAAATTACGCACATATCATTACCTTTTGCAAGCCATTTGTAACGCATTGTTGTATCACGAATCTTATGCCTTAAATCACGATTGTCATTTGATGGGTATTCAATCAATCCAATATGGTCATCAATAACAACATCTGGTTTTATCCTAGATATTTCGCTGAATGTATCGTGCATATCTCTAACAGAATCATACATAAATAATTTATCTTTGTAATTTTCTCTAATATAATCCATAGCTCTATTTATTTCTGGCTTAGTAGCTTTTGATCCAGTTCTTAACCCTCTATAAGATAGAGTGTCTGATTCCATAGCTATAAACTTTTTCATCATTTCTATATTAGGCATCTCACGATTGAATATAATTACCTTCTTTCCAGAGAGGACTAATTGTCTAGCCATATTGGCAGCTACGGTAGTCTTTCCATTTGCTGGTCTTCCAGCTACAATAGTTATCTCTCCTCTAGTCATTCCGTGTACTACTGAATCTAGTTTTTCTATCCCAGTCTTTATTATACCTTTGCTATTAAATATAGAGTCATTTGTTTCCTCTAATGTTTTCTCTATATTGAAATCATTCTTAGATGGTCTGAGATTTATAAGATTAGAAGAGTCTAGATTGACATCATTAATAAGTGAGTCTATATCTATATGATTATCTTCTGCATTCTTTATTAATCTATGTGAGTGCTCTACCATTTTTCTTCTTAGGTAGTGCTCGTGAACCATCCTTGCATAGCTTTCAGCGTTAGAAGGACTAGCTTCTTTTGTTGTTATACCAGTTATCTCATAAGAAATAGATTTCTCTTTGTGTTTTTTAGTAGGAAAATTATGAACCACAGAAACGGTATCTATAGTTTCATTTTTATTTCTTAATTTTATAACAGTATTCCATATATCTCTATTAAAATCATTATAAAATACTTTGTCTTCTTCTACCCATCTTCTAACAATATCTATATTAGATGGGTCTAAGATAATACTAGCCAATAATGATTCTTCTGCTTCTATATTGTGCATATAACCTCTAATCTATCCTTGGTGGTATCCTATCCATAGATAGATACTCATTTCTCTTCCTTACAGTTTTACTTGAATTGCTATTTATAACTATAGCAGATAGGTATCTTAAACCCTTTCCCTCTTTAGGAGAATTAGACTTCAAGTAATTGTTTATAGACATAATTATCATATCACTATCACAAGAATCTATCTCAGATAGGAATGAATATATTTCTATGTCTGTTAGCTGTAGGGTTCTAGATGCGTTAACTTCTTTGATTGCTAAGTCTATAAGGCTTAAACATTCCTTGCTATAACGCATTCTCTTGGTGTTTATTTGACTCTTGTACTCTTGCTTTTTTATTCTCGATCCACAAGTAGGACATTTCTCTTTTTTTATAGACACTCTGGACAATCTTTCTTTTCCATCCTTATTGTACCAAAGACGCTTTTGTCTAAGTATTCAACAGAACATCCACTAGCAAGCTCTCTTATTCCGTGATACTCTCTTTTACATTTAGTGCATCTCTTCGGAGTCATTTTACTATTTGAAGTTCTTCTATCGTTAGACTGGGTAGCTTTAGAATGATTCTCGCTTCTTATCCCAGCAAAATCAAACCATTCATCATCAAAATAATGAAGCAATGATTCTGTATATGCAAAGCTTTTTCTTGCATACTCTAATCCATTGTTTTTACTTGAGTAAACTCCACCTACTGATTCCGAGAGAGAGATTTCACCATCTCTAACCATTCTTCGTATCTCTGGATTACGTAAATCTGTCCTCGGTCTTCCTTCACTAGTTGTATGTCTACTTCTTTCGTCGGTTTTAGCCATTTTGCTACTCTCTTTCTTACTTTACATTGTGCTTTGTGTTTATTAATTAGCAGATCAACTTCTGAATGTTCTCCTAAAGACCTGCCGTCAGAGCCCCATGCTCTTTTGGAATTTAATCCTTTTTCTATTGCTTTGTCAACACATTCTTTTTCGAATCTGTTTCCTTTTTGTTTACTTCTACTCGCCATAATAATAGCAACTACATTTTTCGTAGTTCTCCATATTTCTATCTAACCAATATCTATAATCATAACTAGCATTATCGTAATAAGGATAACAAGACTCGCATAAAAGATAATGTCTACTCCTGGAACTGCAACACAACAAAAGGATATGCCATCGATCACTCTCCTTGCATTTACAGTTAGAGCAATACTTAGGTATCTTTCTTTTCTTCGCTATTACTATCTGCGATGCTTTCATCTTCTAACTTCTCCGCTTTTTTTTGTATAAATTTAGCAAGCTTCTCAGTATCTTTCTTCATCTCTAAGTAATGCTCTATCAATACTCTTAAGGTTTGTATGTTATTGTTAATAGACCCAACCACCTTATACAATGTTTGCATATCGGATTGAATCTCTTTTATTGTAGGTTTGTTTTTTCTTTTTTTCATAATTTTTTTAGTGGAGATTGGTGCCAACCAAGGTTATCTCTTATTCTAGAGCTAATACACATACTAGTTATTAGATTTATATTAATAACCTCTCTCCACTAATTCTCTGAGTTCTTCAAAAAGATAAGTCTTTAAATTTAAGCTCTCTTTTAATCTCTCTAAATCTTTCGTATCTTTTTCTAAGCTTGAACAATAAGAGTTTATCCTCTCTTGATGAGAGATCGTAGATTGCTTTCTTTGGAGCAACTTCTCTCTTGATTTCAACCATCTCATCTATTGCTCTCTTCCATCCCATAAGATTTGACATCCTCTCCTCTATCTCTATCCATTTGCTTACTTCCATTTGCATTCTCTTTCTTTCTTATGACTAAACCTCTTTGCTCTGCTTTAGTACATATAAACTTTATAAAATTATCTATATCATCATTGGTTGTTTCATCGCCCTTTTCTATCATCAAAGATTCTATATCATTTGAAGACATCTCTGATGCTTCTGCCATAGTTATTCTATTCATCTATTATTCCCTCGTGCTTTATATTTATTTTTATAGAGAACTCTCTGTCTGATTGATCTTTAAAACTTATGTAGTGTTCTCCAGTTTCTGATTCTCTTTTTATATTAAAACTTTTTACTTCTTTTATTCCATAGAAAGACATTAGTGTCATCATAGAGCTATTCATATTATGAGTATCCATATCAATTCCCTGTTATCTCTGCCTCAGATATATCAAAGGCTTTGTTCTCGTGATACGCATCTGTTTTCTTTGCACATTCTATGCAAAACATCTCATCAACATTCTCATCTATGAATATTACCTCACAGATATTATACTTTTCTTCGCAAGATACGCAGTAAAAATTATTATTCATATTAATCTCTCCAGAAGGAGTGCAAGAGAAGGATAGCTCCTGCACTCCACAGATTCCCTATTTGTCAAACAACCAACTAAAAGGGTAAATCTTCTGTTCTTTTCTTCTGTCCTTCCCACTTAAATATAGCAGATGCTTTTGGAGTAGTTACTTCTTTTCCCTCTGTATCTCTCCATTTATTATGGTAAACCTCTATCTCAACTGGCATACCTACGACATCACTTTCGTCTATAATTGGCAGAAAGAATCTACCATTCTCATCTGCCTCTGTTACTACACCGAAGGATTGTATTAATTCCATATAAGATTTATTTGATCCAGTATTCTCTTGTAAGTCTGGGTATGTTAGCTTATCTGGCTTAACAAATCTAAAGAAACCCTTAGACCGAACCTCTTTACCTACAAATGTTTTTCCACTAATCTCTTTACCATTCTCTTCATATACATTCTCTTCATTCTCTGGTGCTATCTCAAACTTTACTTCATATATATCAGATAGGTATTTATTTTTAATAGGAATATTCTTTTTTACTATTAACTCCGTTGCATACGCTTTATACATTCCTACTGGCATTACTCCAGAGAAATCTACAGATGGGTCGTAGTATGATTCAGAAGAAAATTTATATTCTTTATTACTATCTTCTAATATTGTATCTAAATTACTCATCGCTATCACTATTCTCGCTTTCTTTTATTAAGTCTAGTATCCTA